GTTAAATCATAAAAATAAAAAAAAGTAAAAATAAACAGTAAATTAGTTAAATTGTCAGTGACGATTTCATTCCCTTATGTATTTTTATTCAAATATTTTCTTTTTTAATATTAAGTTGAAATCCGATAAGTCTAGTTAATTAACCACATATATCCTTACTCTTTCCTTCTTAGACATACAAGAAGGAGCATACCCAACAATGGCAAATTCAGCAGCAGACCGATTTTCAGCGCACCGGCATAATGCCAGCGCTGCCGACCGTGAAGCCAGAGGATTACTCCCGGTTGTCGAAGAAGAACCTCAAGCACCCAAGAAGTCACTGGAAGAAATCGAAATCAAATCCGCAGCGCGTAAATTATTTGATGCGCTCAATGCCGATTTTCCCGAACGCTTTGACTTTATCGACGAGCGCGAAGCCTGCCAGTATTCAGGTATCCGTAAATTAATTCATCATATCGAAACAGTTTATCTTTTTGACAAGGAGTAATTATCATGTGTTTTGGCAGCAGTGGCAGCAGTGGCGGCGGCGGCACAACAACAGCAGCCCCGACCTATGCAGCACAAACCCCGACGCAGTATACAACGGCTAACGCCACCAGCGTGGAACTTGACGACGCAGACATTGACGGTGCAGCCGGTGCAGAAAAAACAGCCGATACCGGACGTTCAACCCTGCGCAATGACCTGACCCAGAGTACCGTAGGAACTAACAGTTCTGAATTCCTCAATATCCTGCAGTAATCCATGATTAAAGAACAGGGAATAATTAAAGCCAGGTATGACCAACTCGCTATCGAGCGTCAGCCATACCTTGAGCGCGGCCGTTCCATCGCCGCGTTGACCAAGCCTTACTTCCTGCCTGAAGATGGAGACGACGGAAACACCGATTATCCCACACCGTGGCAGTCTACCGGTGCAATCGGCGTTACCTCATTTGCCAGCAAACTCGGCCTTGCGCTCTTTCCGTACCAGAACTCATGGTTCCAGTACAAAGTCACCAATATGGTTGACAAGGACCAACTCGAAGCGCAGCAACCCGGAGCAATGGCAGAAATTGAAAACCAGCTGTCAATCAGGGAAGAAGGCGTCCGGGATTACATTGAGACAACCGAACTGAGAACCACCGGTAATGAATGGTTTGAACACATGACCATCTCCGGCAACGTTCTGGCTAAGATCCCGCTTGACGGCTCACCACTCAGAAGCTTCGGCCTTGAGCGTTACGTCGTCAAACGTGATAACGGCAATGACGTTCTGGAAATCATTATCAAGGATTCCATTCGCCCGTCGCGTCTGCCTGCTGGTCTGCGCTCTATCATCTCACTGGAAAGACAGGCCCGTAACGAAAATATTCACGAAGACCAGCCGCTTGAGCTTTACACCCAGATCAAATTTGATGAACGGGAATTGTTCTGGATTGCCAAGCAGGAAGTCGGCGGCTTTGCCATTCCTGAAATCGGCGTTGACGGTTTCGGCCGTTGGGAGCGCTACCCGATTGACGCCCTGCCATATATCCCTTTACGCTGGCGTAAAGAGGACGGCCGGGATTACGGACGCAGCTACATTGAAGACTTTGTTGGCGACCTTTACTCTCTTGAGGTTGTCAGCCAGGCTTTGAACGAAGGGGCGCAGATTGCATCCCGTACTCTGATCGGCGTACCACCGGGCAGCGCAACCAAGGCCCATGAACTCAGCAAGGCCAAGAATGGCGCGGTCGTTATTGCTGACTTCTTTAAAGAGGTCACAACGCTCAACCTCAATAAAGACCGGGATTACAATGTTGCCCTGCGTCTGAAGGAAGAACTCAAGACCGACCTGCGCCTGCGCTTTCACATGAAATCCGGCGTACAGCGTCAGGGTGAGCGTGTGACGGCCACCGAAATCATGGAGCTTATTGAAGACCTCAACCAGTCTTCAGGTGCAACCTTCGCGCTCTTTATGAAGGAACTGCAGGTTCCAGTAATCAGTATTTATGAGCGCCGGATGGAAAACCTCGGTTTGCTGATTCCGCTACCAGAAGGCATTGTTGACCGATCTGTCACCACTGGTCTGGAAGCCCTCGGACGCCAGCAGGATCTGAAGAAGACTCTTGAGTTATGCACCATTCTCAAGCAGGTTCTGCCACCGGAAGAAGCGGCAATCATTATGAACAATGAAATCCTGGTCAAACAGATCATGTCGTCAATGCAGATTGATATCCCCGGTCTGATTAAATCACCGGAAGAAATCGCCAAGATCAGAGAGCAGATTCAGCAGCAATCCCAATTACAGCAGATGATGCCACTGGCAGGACCAGCGGCAAATTTAATATCAAAGTCAATGGATCAACAACAAGGAGAAAACCCTAATGGCTAAGAAACAGGAAACACCCGCCAAAGGTGGCGAAGGTACGGAAACCCAGAATCCCGAAACACCAACAGACGTCGCGACAGAAACCAAGACTGAAGAAAAGTCCGGTACTGCCGTTGCCACTGAAAAGATCATCGAGGACAAGGACCGCGAGATTGCTGAACTTAAAGCGCAGAACGCAGCCTTGCAGGATATCAGCAAGGAACTGCCGGAAATCAAGCGCCAGCTTGCCGAACAGCAGGCCGCATCCAAAGGGCTTGAGAAAACGCTTGACGCGCTCTCCAAGGAAAAACCTTCTGAAGCTGACCAGCGCCGCTGGGAACAGCAGCGTACCGCATATCTGGGCAAGATCAATCCAATGCCCGGTAACAAGCTGATGATTCACACCGCTGCCGGAAAGAATCTTGACCCCAAGGAATGCGGCAAGAAACACAAGGAAGCGATGGACAAGGAAAACAAGGCTGAGTAATTCAGCCTTGTAGTTTTATCTGACTCAATCAAAGGACACGGACAATGACAGTATTATTCAGCAGCAAGAAGGATGAAGCGGCAAACCAGCTGACTAATCCTCAACCAGAACAATTGCCGGGTAACTCAGCAGATGCGGCCACAAACACAGGGGGAGGAACGCCGCCTGCTGAAAACCCGGCGCCAATTATAGTACCGGGGCAGGAACCGCAGCCACAACAGAATCCGCAGCAGACACCGCAAAATCCGGCCGAGAAGCCAGCGGAAACTGAAGCGGACAAACTCACCGGTATGCAGAACCAGACGCAGGACTTTCTCAAAGGCAAAGGCTTTGAACCTGCATCACTGGAAAAAGAGTGGGCCGCGAATAACGGCAAACTCTCAGAAGACACTTACAAGAAGTTTGCCGAACTTGGTCTTTCCAAAGAACTGGTCGATTCTCACGCCAGTATGATGTCGCAGATGCAGTCAAAGGTTCAGCAGCAGGCCGTTGCTGATTATCAGACTGCAATGGACGCCCACACCGGCAGCCGCCAGAACACCGCCCAGCTTGTGCAGTATCTTAAATCCGGCGCAGTGCCGATTAATGAAGCGGTAGTCCTCAATCAGCAACTGGCATCCGGTAACGCAGAACAGGGCAAGATGGCTCTCACCAGGATTCAAAACCTGATGCAGTCACGCTTCGGTCAGCAGGGATCACTTATTGAAGGTGATAACACGCCCGCACCAGCCGGAACACCAAACGGAATGTTCTCCAATCTCAATGAGGTAATGCAGGAAGCCCGCCGTATCAACAAGCTTCCGCGCTTCAAGGCTGAAGAACAAAGCGCATTTCTTGACAGATTGGCGCAGACTAACAACTGGCGTAAAGCCCGTGGTCTGCCACGTCTGGACATTCCCACGTAATTTAAAACCCAATCACACCTGAAAGCTTGATCCAACCGACAGGGGCTACGCTACGGCGCGGCTCTGCTTTTGCATGGAGTTTTCGCAAGGTGATTACTTTTCAATCAAACATTTTTATCAACTTATTTAAAGGAGTAATATTATGGCTTTCCCTAACAGCCCGGAATCAAATCCGCAGTATCCGGGTCAGGAAAATCTTGCGGGTGATCTTGACGCACTTTTCAAGGACAAGTTCAAACCCGCCGTCGGTCAGCTTCTTATGGAAGAAGAAAAGCTTTCCGGCATCTTTGAAGTGGTATCACTTAACGGCAGCAAGACTTATACCGAACCTGCCGTCGGTCGTACCATCACCAAGACTCAGGAAAATCGCGGTGATTTTCTCTCAGGCGAGAAGATCGAACACGCCGAAAATACCATCGGCTGTGACCGCCCGGAATACGCCAAGGTATCGGTTGACCAGGTTGACGAAGCAATGTCTAACCTGCTGATCAAGCCCGTTTACCGTACCCGTATGGCCCGCGCGATCGGTCGTTACCGTGACGGTTATCGTATCTGCGAACTGGTCAAGGCTGCCCGCGCCACACACGCTCTTACCAGTGAAGTCGGTGGTTCTGTTATTACCGGTGTGGACCTTACCACCCCGACCACCAAGGCAGACCAGGGCGAAGTTCTTTATCACGCGCTGGAAAGTGCTATCCAGACCATGCGTGAAAAGGACGTGGAAGACAGCCTTACCGCGCTTCTGACCTACGCCCAGCGGACCATGCTGCACAACTACATTCCGCTTATCAACAAGGATTACGGCGGTCCGTCTGATGTTACCGACGAAGATGTTAAGAACGTTCTTGGTCTGAATATTATCTATTCAAACACCGCCAACCAGATGTACGGCGTAACTATCGACGGCACTCAGGTCGGTCTGAGCATGAATGTACAGTCCAACCACTATGTTAATATGCTCAACACCGTCGGTCTGGTCTTTGCTGATCAGGCCCTTCTGGAGACCAGCCTGACCATCAAGGATGAAGGTTGGTTCTTGATTGACCGCGAGGAACATCTTGAAACTGCCGTCCAGAACGTGATCGTTCGCGGCTGTGGTGTAAGAGATCCACGTTACGCAATTGAGCTTTCTTCTTTAGTAGCATAATCCTGCTGACGTGTCCCAAAACCGGTGGGCGGCTTGTGGCTGCCCACCACTTTATTTTCTAAGGATATTATGACAAATTTCATAAAGACCAAGCTTGACGCGGTAAAACGGATGCTACGGCATATCAATGAAACTCCCGTCGCCACACTCGACGAGGATATTCTTGATATCAATTCTGACGCAGCAACCGCGCTGACCTGCCTTGAGGAAGCCACCGGCGAGGTCCAGGAAGAAGGGATCTACACCAATTCCGAAACAATGATCTTACCGCCAAATACTGACGGACAAATCAAACTCCCTGAAAACTGTCTTTCTGTAACCGCCACCAATAGCGATGAATACCGCAACCTGGGCGAGCGCGGCGGCCTGCTTTATGATCTTGACAACAACACCTACAAATTCGACCGGAGCGTCAACGTTATTGTCCGCACCTGTCTTGAGTTTGAAGAACTTCCCTTTGCCGCCAAACGTTATATCACCATGGTGGCAACCATCAATTTGATTATTAATACGCAGGGTGACGGCGCAAGACAGCCTTACACCGAAAACCAGTTGCGTAATGCCAGAGCAGCGCTTGATACCGCTGTCACGACCAACAGCAGCCCCAACATGCTTGAGGACTGCGAAATAGATATGCGCCGCTTCCGCAGCCGAAGAACGGGATCAAGAACATGAAAACAAACCTGCAGGAAATCCCTGCTTTGATAAATGGTATCTCGCGCCAGCCACCATCCGAGCGCTTGCCCTCGCAGTGTGAAGAACAGGTCAATCTGCTTTCCTCACCGGCTGACGGGCCAAAGACCAGGCCACCGGCTGATTATGTCGCCACTCTTGGTAATATTGAGCTTGACGGGATCTGCGCTTCACACATCATCGAGCGCGATTCACAGGAGCAATATCTGCTGATTGTCCGTAATGGCACTCTGAATATCTGGAGTTTTATCGACGGCAGCCAAAAGACAATTACCTATGATGAAGGAGCGCTCGATTATCTGGCGTCAACTGATCCTGAGAGTGATTTTAAATTCCTCACCGTTGACGACACAACCTGGATTGTCAATAAAACCGTTACTGTTGCAGACGCCGGGGATATTGAAGAAGCCAATCGCCACGGCATTGTCTATGTCAAGCGCGGCCTGAAGGCGGTCAAATATGTTGTTGTCCTGCGGGTGGGATCAACTGAGTATTCAATTATTCATACAACAGCCGCACAGGAAGCCGGTACTGCAGCTGAAACCTCAACTGAAGATATCGCCGTTGCCCTGCGTAACACCTTTGATACTGATGCTACTCTGGCCGCTGCGCGTGATGCTTTCTACTGCGACAAGGTTGCCGGAACCCTGCGTTTCAGGCCAAAGCAGTCAGACGCGTCAATGGTGCGCGTAGAAGACAGCTACGGCGGCCAGGCTCTCATTGGCTTCACCAACGAATACAAGAACTTTACCGACCTGCCCGGACTCTGCTTTGAAGGGCATAAAGTCCGCATCAAAGGCATTGACGACGAAGCGGACTATTATCTTGAATACACCGAATCAACCAGTACGCAATTCGGTACATGGCGCGAGTGTGCCAGCTGGGGCAATAAGAATGAAATTGATAACAGTACCTTCCCGTACAAACTGGTTCGCCAGAGTGACGGCACTTTCCATTTTTCACCTTGTGCTGTTGAACCCCGAATCGCCGGTGACGAAGACACTGCCAAAGCCCCGCACCTTATCGGTAACACCATCGACGAAATCTCGTTCTATAATAACCGCCTGAATGTCTTCTCTGACGATCATGTCAGCCACAGCAAGATTGGTGATTACTACCGCTTCTATCCGGTAACTGTTCGCCAGGCGCTTGACGATGATCCCTTTGAGCAGACCACCACACTGGAAGGGCTTTGCCAGATCAAACACGCCTTGCCTTTTGACCGCAGCCTGCTACTGTTCGGCGTAACCCAGCAATACCAGATCACTTCAAAGGGCGCGTTCATACCGGACAATGCCGTTGTGGACCCGACCACCAATCACAAATGTTCTGATATCTGTAAACCAGTAAAGGCCGGAACGACCGCTTTCTTTGTTTCGCCAAATGACGACCACTCGATTATCCGCGAGTATTACGTTGTCAATGATGAAGTCAGCAATGAATCAGGTGAGTCAACCGCGCATATCGGCAATTATCTGCCTAACAGTGTTTTCAAGATGTCAGCCAGAAGCGCCAATAATATGGTCGCTTTTCTGGTGAAGGATCACCGCAACCGGATTTATATTTATTCCTATCTCTGGACGGGAACCGAAAAGCGGCAAAGCTCATGGAGCTATTGGGAATTCTCAGAAGGAACGGTCATTATCGACTGCCGGTTTATCGAAGACAAATTACATCTTGTCCTGCAGCGCGACGGCTATAGCTATATTGAAAGTATGACCATGACAACCGACGCACCGGCGGGCCTTACTTACGATCCGCACATGGACAGCCGGGTTCTGCTTGATAACGCCACGTATGATGAAGACAGCGACACGACCACCTTCACCATGCCTTACAACCTTGACAATCTTGATCTGGTCGCGGTTTCAGGACTTGATACGCCAACGCCGGATCGACCGCTTGAGATTATCAGCAAATCAGGAACCGACTTCACCGTCAGCGGCGATTACTCAACCGGAGAAATTTACGCCGGAATCAACTATACCAGTAAGTATAAGTTGTCTGAGCAATATTTCCGGCGCGGTGATGATGCCCGGAGTCTGACCGGTAAACGCACCCAGATTCTGCGCATGGCCGTGTCCTATCAGAACAGCGGAGATTTTACCGCCGTAATCGAGAATAAAGGCCGCGTCATTGAAAAGAAGAAAGACGGTCTGATCGGCACAACTGGTCTGGTTCTGGATAAGGCCCGGATTGACTCAGGTGAGTTCACCTTTGGCGTTAATGGCGAAAATATCCAGACAGAAATCTCTCTGGTTGCTCAGTCACCGATACCCGTTAATTACACCAAAATTGTTTGGAAAGGATGGAGGGCGAACTAATGGAATATCAGATTCACGCCGCCAAGGTACATCATGCCTTTGAGCTTGGCAAGAACCTATTTGATCTTGAGCGCATAATGTTGGCGCGGTCTTTCCCGGAAGTTCCCTGCAATACCGCCCCTTATCTCTCGCTCTGTAATTCTGAAATATCCTGGGCGGCAGAGTGGCAAGGTGAAACCTGCGCGATGTGGGGCGTTCTTAATGACGGTCTGGTCTGGCTGATGCACGACAACCGGCTGAATAAATACCGCCGTTATCTACTCAAGGAAATGCCGCATTACGTCAATATTATGAACGAAGTTCACCCCGTAATTTACAGCAATATCTGGGCCGAGAATAAGCGTCTGGTCAAGATGGTCAGCTGGCTGGGCTTTGAGAAAGTATCAGAAATGACCAATTTCCGGGGCTACGGGGAAACCTTTTACCGAATGGAGAAAAGATTATGTGTTTAGGTGCAGCTGCCATCATGGGCATTGCTACCGGTGCGGCGGCTCTTGGTAATACGATTACCGGCATGAGCAGCCAGCAGGCGCAGTACGACGCGCAAATGAGCGCCTACAACCAGCAACTTCGCAGTAATGAAATTGCCATCGCTAATTACAACAGCGAAATGGCTGCCAAGGGTGTTGAGACGGTCAGCGCCTATGAAGCCGCTAACGAGGAAGTTCTGCAGGCGCAGGAAAAGGCCACTTCAGAGAAGAATGAAATCATGCAGGAAGCCAATAGAAAAGCCGCCGCCCAGAAAGCGGCCGGGAGCTACGCCGGACTTGCCGACAGTACCATTGCCCGCATGGTCAATGAAGTAAACCTCAATGCTTCACAGGACGTCGATACCGCCAACAAGAACCTTGAGAACCGCACCATTGCCGCGCAGATGAAGAAGAATAACGCCTGGCAGTCCAGCTATATGCCGGGGCTGAACCTGATTGATCCGGCAATGCCGTCAGAGCCAAACTTCATGGGATCACTGGTATCAGGTTTCACTAACGGCGTTCTCGGCTCATATTCTGCCTACACTTCAACCAACGCTCAACTTAACCGCTATCAAGGATAAAATTCAATGATTGGAAATGGCTATACCCGCACCCGTACACCGGATTCATCAACCCGTGAATTGAGTACGAATATTCTCAACGGGATCTTCACACCCGGATCTGGAGTGAATATCGGTGATACCCGGATGATCGCCAACAATCCGGCAATGCCCACCAGCAATGATAATTCCCTTGAAGCGCTTGGACAGGCCTTGCTCAATGCGGGAAAAGGTATATCGCAGGTCGCCAACCAGTCGGTTGAGGATGCAAGGTTTCAGTTTGCCGAGAAGAAACAGGCTGAAGCTGAAGCGAAACAGGCATCACGGGAAGCCAAGTATGAAGCGGAAAAAGCCAGTCGTGAGCAGTACAAGACCGACCGCATCAACGCCAGCCTGCAGAAGCTGAAGGATTTTGATCTGACCAATCCAGAGAGCGAAGGCTCAAAGATGATTGCCAGCTTCAGAAGTGGCGAACGCAACTGGGATCAGACCGTCGATTACGCCAAGACCCAGATTGACGGGCTTTCTGATGGCTATAAGGCTGAATATCTTTCGGCCTATGAAGGATTGCTCCGGGGCATACAGGGTGAACACCTCAAGAAGCTGACCAATAATTTCAGCGATGAATCAACCGACTCATTGGTCGCGGCATTTACCACCGGCGATTACGATACCGAATCACTGCGCAAAACTATTGACGGTATCTACAATATTGCCGACACCAATATGCCGCACCTTACCCCAGATCAACGGCAGGACATGAAAGAGAATATTCTCTATAATTCCGCTGATGTCGCTTTCAGCCGTTTGCTGGCTGAAGACAAAATGGAAAATGCTACCGACCTGATGGAAGCCCTGCGCTCTGGTAGCAGCCGGGATGGTGAGAATACCTTGTTTTCGCGCATGGGCGAAGCCAGAAAAAGCCAGTTAATTGCCAGATGGCTACCGGAACTAAACCAGAAAGAGAAATATCTTGAAGGTCAGGCCATGAATAACAAGCTGGATAATAACATCTTCACGACTACCAAAACAGCCGCCAAAGCCACCACACTTGACCAGCTTGAACAAATGATGTCAGACAATCACAACGAAGCCAAAGACGTCACCGACCCAGAGCAGATCAAACTTATTAACGCCAAAGCCGAGGTCTTGCGTAACCGCTGGTCACAACTCAGCTTTATCAAGAACCGCTTTAATGAAACCCTGCAGCTAGTCAGCACCAAAGCCAATGCCATGATAAAAAAGGCATCACCCGATGAATGGGGCGAGGGCGGCCAGCAACCAATGCTCTTTGGTAAGGATGGTCAGATTACCGTACCAGACGGCTCAAGAATCAGCGAAGCCATGCACACGGCCGCATCACGCTCAACCGATTACGTCATGGGTAAAGAACTCGACCCTAACGGTAAAGACGCCAGAGAAGCGACAATGAAGATCTTCAATGAAGAACTTGGCAGACTTGGCTTTTCCCCAATTGGCGCTGAAGAACAGCAGAACGTTCCCTTTAAGGAAATCACCAAAGATATGCTTGTTGATAATCCGAAAATGGCAGAAACCTTTTACGCAAAATTCATGTCAGACACCAGCGGCATGACCAGAGAACAGATAGTTTCCACCGCCAGCAAGATTCACCCCGACAAGAATGTCACCACCTGGCTGCTTGACCGGATCAATTCTGAAGAACGCAACCGGTCGATGATGCTGGTCAACCCCGCTAATCCCAAAGGCTATGAACCGATCACCAGATCAGAACCCAAACGCAGCGGACCATTTGACAGCGGGATAACCGGTAAGGGAATTGATAGCTTCTTTCGCATCAAAGACGGCAAACTTGAATACCGTTCGGCAGAATATTCCACTGACTTTAATCACTTCTGGCTCTTTGAGAAAATGAGCTATAAGCCTGAAACGATCAAGACCGAACTTGCCGGGGTTGACGCTGAGAAGATGTTTATCGTCAATGCCCTTTCAAGCCCGTCCGGTGATGCCCAACCAAAGAATCCGTATTACCGTCCGTCTGAAATTTTCAGCGGGATGCTTGATGATGATTTTGACGAAATGCGCCAGGGGATGCTTCGTTACCGTAATCCGCGCACTCTCAATGAAATGATTACCGATCTCAGCCTTGCCGCACCACAACGGCAGAAAGATTTTCCGCAAGCCATCAATGAACTGGTGAAAGACGGAGTAATCAAAAAGACTGAAGACGGTAAGTACCAGCTTATCAATATCCCTGAATCATTTATCAACGAACTCTATTCACCTGAAAAGAACAAACACAAAGGAAAAAAGTAAATGTCAGCAATCAATCCTGATTATGATCCGACAATTTCGCAATCTATCTTCTCACCAAAGCCGCAAGGCTACAGCCATGACGTATATAATTCACGGCGTAAGGCTGCCGCTGCAGAAGACAGCTGGTCAGTTGGCCGCTGGGGTAGCGCGGTTGGTGAAGCGGCCTGGAAGGGCGCGTATCACGGCCTTGCTCTGGATACTCCCGAAACCTTTTACCGCATTGTCCGAACCGTCGGCGATATGTTCGGTATGGATGAATGGGGCCGGTGGGCGGGTGACAATCTCAATGAAATCAAACGTCAGCGCGAATACGATCCGACCTATCAGGTCTCGCAGGACGTACTCGACGATCCTGTCGCGCGTAGTATCTATGGCGGTATTTCCTCACTGGTAACTTCATTAGCTGCCGGTGTTCCTGGTGCAGTCGCCGGAGTTGCTACTGGTGGCGCGGGCTTCATTCCGATGATAGCCGGTTACGCGATGTCAGCGGGCGGTTTGTTTGGTCTGGCTGAATACGACCGCTTTGTTGACGACGCCTACAGTGAATTTTCAAAAGCCAATCCCAGCCTGACCTGGCAGCAGGTGCAGGACGAAGTTCACTCCGACGCTCTGCTTTCAGCCGTGGCTGAAGGCGGTCTTGAGATGGCTGGCGATCTTCTGGCCGGTAAATTACTCGGCGCAGCCGGTAAGAGTTTCGTCGGCAGCATCGGCGGTCGCAGCGTCAAAGGCTGGCGCAGCTTTGGCCACAAACTTATGAAGGGAATGCTTATTACCGGACCGGCTTCCGAGCTTCCTTCTGAAATGGCTACCGCCTATATCCAGAATGAACTGCGTCGCTCGGCGGGTATGACTGTTGAGGATTCTGCAAAGGTCATGCAGGATACTTTCGGCCCGGCTCTGGTTTCATCCATGATCTTTGGTGGCGGTGGGGCAATTGCCGAGCATACCGCGCAGGCTGGCCAAAGAGGGAAAGAGCAGCAAGCCTACCGCGCTGAAGTTGAAAAGCTCAAAGAGCAGTACCAGAATAACCCGGCAATCAAAGCTCTCCGGGAAGGCAGCGACGATGAAGTGATATCGGCTATCGCTAATGACGCCTTCAAGGTGATATCCGGTGACGAGCAGAATATCGTTACTGCCCTGCAGAAAGAAATGGCCGAAACTTCACGCCCCAAAGCACCGACCACGCTCAACCCTGAATCAGCCCAGTTTAAGGAATACCTCAAGACCCCGCTGGAAAGCTACGGCCTTGCTTATGAAACCCCGATGGGGCCTAAAGCTGGCAAGCGCCCGCTGCTGCGCACCGTTGAAGATGTTTACAACATCTATAATGATTTAATTCAGGGTAAGCTTGAAGATCATATTGGCAAGGGTCGGAAGTGGCAGTTTGGCCGGATCGCAACCGAGCAAGCCCAGGCAATCAAATCCAGTACCGGCCTTGACGCTGAAGGTGGATACTTCACTATTGATCTGGATGAACTGCGTCATATTCGCAAAGCGCACCCGGAACTTACCGCTGAAGAATTTTCCCTTGTTCCGCTTGTCCTGAGTGATTTTGATACAGCGCCACGAATTGCTTTTAAGAAAGGTGATGTTGACCGTACCCGTCGTGGATCTGTAAAATTCATTCTCAGCAAAAATATCGGTCAACGTTATTTCGCTTGTGAAGCAATCAGCAAAGGTAAAGACAAACGGCTTGAATTGATTTCGTTTTATCGGGAAGATACTGACAATAAAAATGCCTCACCCGAAGGTGAGGCGGTCAAGGCTGGGATGCCACAGGTGGCTTCCGCAAGTACGTCCGCAACGCAGCCGGATTTTAAATCTCGGGGTCAGATGCCTTCCGAAACGGAATCCCCTGACTTTACGTCTTCAACGAACCCTGACTCTATTAATAATCCTACCACACCTGAGACTGATGTCAACAAAAATATTGCCGAGAGTTTCAGCAAATATCTTCGCGGCGAAGCACAGGAAATGACCCCGCAGATGGCAAAGGTCTTTGAAAATATGCGCGGCAAGATTGAAAATAATCTCAATACCGCCAAAAAATACGGCGCCGTCAGCGACATGGATATGGCCAGATATCAGGACCTTTTCGGCAGGAAAACAGAAATTGCCAGACCCGATCCAGAACTTCGGGCAAAGGCTATTGAGCAGCAGTGGAATGTAATCGCCGGAAAAGCCGAGCCGACCACCGACATTCACGATACCGTCAATTCCAGTATCCTCGCACCGGATATGGAAAACAGCCAGAACGTTATGGAATACATGAACGCCCTGGCGCCGGAAATCGAGAAGCTTGCCGCCAGAGATCAACACACTTCAGCCAAGTTAATTGATAGGGCCAAACTTGCCATTGCCAGTAACAGCATCAATCTCGATGTGTTCCGTGGCTTTAATAAGTCCTTTGAAAACGCCGATACCGCGATGATTGCCGCCGGGATGATGCACGAACAGATGAACCGTGAAGTAACTACCGCCGCACTGGAAGCCCTCAAGACCGGTCGGCAGGAAGATGTCGCCTACGCAACCCTGAAGATGTCAGCGGCTAATGAAATGACCGAGCTACTTTCCGGTATGGGAACCAGTGCCGGCCGTTCACTTCGCGCGCTGCGTACTATCAAGGAAAAGCGCGGTAATGAACTGACTGACGCCCTGCACAGTGTCCTCGGTGGCGAAGCAACCAAAGAAACCAGCGAACTTCTGCAGCGGATTATCGGCAATCTCGTTGAGGTCGCAGATCCCAAGAATGAAAATGAAACTTCAATGATCCGCGCCCTGCAGGAAGAAGTCTCACAAATTCTCAGCCGCCCCGACCGTGAAGGTCTGAGTGATGAAGAATGGCAGAAGATCCGGGTACTCCTTGACAAGACTAATTTCCTCGATCTTTCCGCACAGGTCAATATCCGAAGCCGTTATGAACGTGTCCGCGATATGGTCCTGCACTCGACAATTGCCGGAATGCTCACCGGCCCGGCAACCCATATCACGAACACCATAACCGGCATTTACACCAATACCAGCGAGGTCTATGATCGACTGGTGGCCGGGCTTGCCTTTGAAGGTGACGTCGCCATCAAGGGCAGCAAGGAAGCCCGGGTGATGCTTCACGGCGCCATTGAAGGCTATATCGACGCCTTCAAAAACAGCTGGCAGGCTTTCAAGACCGGATCGTCAAAGTTCGGTAATGAAAGCGAAAAGTCCGGCCAGCTGGTGGAAGGATTATCCGGCGCCAATGCTTACGGCATTGTCCACGGCACAAAGTATGACATGACCCTTGAGCAGCTGGAAGCGGCCGGGGGCTTGGGTAAATTATCCAAGATGGCTTACCAGAGTTTTGATGTCATGGCCAAAGCCCAGAAATTCATGTCAACCAATATGATGCTTGCCAGTGATGAATTTCTCAAAACCATGACTTATCATATGCAGCGCCGCGCCCTGGCTGAACGCAGCCGCATGATGGCCGAGCAGCAGGGCATGAATGGTGATGAAGTCTATAATTCCATCATGGACGGCAATAACCAGAATAATACCGAGCTGCACGAAGAACTGATGCAGTACGCCAAATATGTAACCTTCCAGGATAGCATACGCCGCGATTCAGCCTGGACCCATGCCGAACAATTCCGTAAGAAATATCCTGAAACCATGCTGATTGTTCCCTTCCTGCGCACCCCGCTTAATATCGCCAAGTGGGCAGGGGTACGGACTCCGGGCGTGGCCAAGATGTTCAAGGAGTACCGCGAAGCCACCAAAGACGGCGCCGACATGGCAACCCGCCAGATGGCTGAAGCCCGGATGCTGACGGGTTCAATGCTCTGGCATACGGCGATGGTTCTGGCCGCTGAAGGAATCCTCACCGGTTCAGGCCCAAGCGACAAGGACGAACGGGAAAAGCTCTACGATACCGGATGGCGCCCGAACTCGCTCAGAATCGGCAAGACCTATATCGAACTCACCCGCCTTGATCCGCTGGCAACCTTCCTCAACACCATGGCAACCTTTGTGGAAGTACACTCGGAGCTTGACCGCATGGATGCTTCTGAAGGTGTTGCTGCAACCTTCGGCGCAGCCATGAAGGTTGTCAGCGATAAATACTATCTAACCGGCGTCAATGAGCTTCTAATGGCCATGCGCGATTGGGATCGTTACGGTTCTGCCTGGGTAGCAAAACAGGCCAACGGCTTTATGCCGTTTGGTGGCGCAAGGCGGGCAGCGGCCAGAGCAATGGACCCGGTAATGCGTGAAGCCAAGGACTTTGTTGATATGGTCAAGAAAGATACGCCGATGGCTTCATTTGCCGGGGCAGCCAAAAGGACCATGCTCGGGGAAACAGTCTACTATGAAGATTCCGGACTTGCCCGCGCTCTCTCACCGATCCGCACCGCGACACAGAAGGGTGACAAGGTTTATGACGAAATCTACCGACTCTCAAGCCGTGACCTCTTGAGTACCTCAAAGCCCCAGCGCCGGATCACCATTAATGGCGAGAGCGTCAAATTGAATTCTCAGCAGTATTCACAGTACCTTGCCCTTTCCGGAACCGGCATCAAGCGCATGGGCCTTACTGCCAAACGCCAGCTTGAAAGGATCATCACCAGCCCGAAATATAAATACATGAATGACGAGGATAAAGCCAAGGTCCTTGATTCAACTATCCGGCTTTATCGCTCACGGGCCAGAAAAGTTCTGATCTCGCAAGATCCCGAACTGATGCAGATTATGAAAGATACGCAAGCCAACAATAACCCATTAGCGCAAATGCTGCGCAAATAGACATACAAGAAGGAGGTCGCCGAAAACATGCCTGAGAATATTTCACCATTCAAGACCAGGGATTACTACATCTATGATAGCAGCACGTCATTGTTTCCCGTCTCTTTTACCTATCTGAAAAAGACCTATGTAAAAGTCCGGGTATACTCCCAAGTCAACGATGAATATACTTCTTATTCCCTTGATGCTGGTGATTACGAATGGTCAAACGACTCAACAATCAATCTTCTCACGCTGCCTTCTGTTGGTGACCAGGTTGAGATATACCGCGAAACAGAAGATTCCGTCCGGCTTATTCAGTTTGATAACAGCCGGACGCTTCATACAAATGAACTCAATAAGGATTCCCAGCAGCACTTTGATATCTCGCAGGAAGCAAAAGACCTCGCCAGAGAATCATTAACCGGCTCAGATCAATCCGTCACTGATTCAGCAATCGCCCTTGAGAATTCCGAGACGGCGCTGACAAATTCAGAAACCGCCCTGACCAATTCAGCCGCTGCCCAGACCGCCGCTGAAGACGCTGCCGCCGCTGCGCAAGCTTCCGCTGATACTGCAGCTGCAGCCCTGCTGACGGCAACTGACAGCGCCCATGCTCACACCAATAAGGATCAACTCGACAAGATCGGTGAAGATGCCGAGGGCAATCTGACTTATGACGGTAATACTTTAAGTAAAGACGATCATAACCATGATGATGACTATTACACTGAAACCGAAATTGACACGCAGATGGCAGACAAGCAGGATACTTCATCTGCCTTGACGGTTCTTGAGGTGACTGCGCTTCCAGACGTGGCCAGTGCAAGCAGTAATATTATCTATGCCCGTAATGCCAATGGTGACTGGCTTGATGATGATGATGGTTTTTACAAGCTGATCGGTTCAGCGTTTGTTGAAATGGGGGGCGTCTGATGACTGTGAAATTTGAAAGCGCGGTCATTGACGGCCAGCCGGTTATGCGCAGATCCGCTACCGTCAGCGCCGGTCTTTACGACCAGCAGACCATGCTCTTGCTCTCGCGTCTTTTAAAAGATGCTGGCGCAGATATCAGCAGTGGCAATATGGTCGCTTATACATTCACGAATACCGCCGGTGTGACCATTAATAATGGCGAGATTACCGGTGGGGTACTGCGTTCTGTAATTACGCCTGCAGTTGCTGGCGGCGATAACAGGGAGTCGGTCGATAGCATTTTGCCGACCTCCGAAACGCCTGTACTGGCAGGTAATGCTGACGGATACTCATACCGTAAAGGCTGGGCGATAATATCCTCCACGATTGCACGGTACGCCGGAATATATGGCGGCTTCAATGGCGTTAATAATAGCTCGTCTGCTGGCAACTATGCGTTCGGCAATTCCGGTACGACTACTAACGTAACCCTTCTGTTTGACGCGCCCCTACGCTTTGACGATTACACACTTTACACCTACGAATCGAGTGGGGCATTTTACCCTGCGCGGTCGTGGAACACATGGACTTGCGAAGTTACATACGATAACGGCGCCACGTGGGTGCCAGCCGACACACGCAGCGGCGTAACCTTCCCCTCGTCGTCAGTCGGGCAAGTATTTACTCCGACATTCACAGGAACAATGGTTGACGGCATCCGCTATGATGTCACTGCTAATAACGGAGACTCGTCAACCTACCTGACAGAAATTGAGATCAATGGCAGATCAATTGACGAACTGATACCCGCAATGGCGGCAAACTCGCAAGACGGGTACGTTGCAACGGTAGACAGCGGCAGCACTGCCTACGCAGTTTTCGACCAAGCGACTAGCATCGCATGGACAAGCGCAACAACCAATGGCGGGTGGGTGCAGATAGAATTACCAGCGGATGTTTTAGTTCTTGGGTATTCGCTATGCTGCAAAGACGGAACAAGCTCCGTGTACCCTGCAGATTGGCACATCATTAAATCTACAGACGGCGGTACTAACTGGTCTACAATAGACACGCAGACCGGACAGGTTCTAACAGCGATACCAACACATTATGCAATTTCGCAGACTGAAGAAGGGGCGATGTACCGCTTAGTAATTGATGCAATGAGCCAAGCTGGTTACAGCGGTGGAGTAGGTAACTGGCAGATGTATGGCTATTCACAAACGGATGGGGAGTACCCGCTTAGTGAAGCTACGCCCGCTACCACAAATCAGCTTGATGCGGTCCTTGATCCTGTCACTTTTGATGCGGCCAAGGATTACACTAAAGTTCTGATTGTCGGAGAAAACAAGGATATCACCGATGGTCAATTAACACTTGCGGCCGCCGATGCTGATCTGACTGTGACCTGGAATGAAGATGGTTCGACCACTCCAAGCGGCACACTTGTCTTGAACAGCTCAACCGCCCTTGGCCTTGGCACAACCCTCTGGCAGCTTGACTGCGAGGAACTGTTATTAAACGGTGCAACCGCAGCAAGCTTCAGCCTGAAAACCAACGAAAACACGGCGGGCAGTTTCCCGAATATTGAGATTACCGCCTTTGCCTTTATTCCAAGGGAGGAAGAATAATGACCGTACGGGTATTTGAAAAAGGAAAGATTGTTCCTGAAACCAGTTATATCACCCAATCAGGTTCAGTTGTCCATATGAGTCCAGACTGTCATTACCTGATTAATACACCAAAGGAAAATCTGATAAAGATCAAAACCATGGACGCCAGAGCCATGAAGTACAGTTTCTGCACACATTGTGATTTAGTGGTCGGTTAATTTATTAATCGGCCAGAATAAAAAAAATTATTTGAAAAGGGGAAGTTATGTTTAGTAAGTTTTATGGTTTTTGGCTCAAGCTTGCAGCTATTGCTTTGGGTATTCTTGTCGGTGGCGCAGTACTGATTAGTCTCGGTGCAATGGTCGGCTGCACACCCAAAGATGCTGTCAAGCAGGCTATTGCCGGAAGCGACAACGAGCAATACACCGAAACCAAAGCGCTCGATACCAAATCAACGGCTTTAGCTGTAAAGAATGAAACCGACCAGTCAGACCATTCAAAAGATAACCGGATCAACTTCGCGCCGCCAGTAGCACTGGTCGCACCAGCCGCACTGGTCGCACCAGTTGCGCCAGTCGTTGCGCCGCCGTCACTTCAGACAATCATAACACCAGTGGCCATGGTTCAGGATGCACCTGCAGAAAACATGTGTGCAATCAATGATCCCAATTGCGGCAAGCCAAAACTTACAGAAATGGACAAGGTTAATATCGAACAGAACGCCGCCATAAACGCCAAGATCGTCCAGTTTGGCGCCGCTATGAATCAGATGAATCAGAATATGAACGGCTTCACGCAACTACTCGCTGGTTTTCAGAATTCATATCAGCAGCAGGCCGAAGCCGCCAGAGCCGCAATTGACGCGCGGGGCAGGGCCGAAGCTGAGAAAGAACGTATTCGCGCAGATCAGGCCATTGCCATTAATGCAGAGAAAGAAAAGAAATGGCAATATGCAATGGTCGCTATAATTCTTATTGCGGCAGTATTGATCGTTCTGGCCTGGTTCAAGCAGTCACCACTTAAAAAGAAAGCGACCGCATGAGCGAAGATATGCTAAAAATGTTTCTGGAAAAGATGATCGCCCAAACAGAAAAACAAACCGGCTTCATTGCGAAAATCCAGATAACCTTGGCAGAGCTAAGAGCCGACCGCCATAAAACACCATGCGAAGCTCATACCAAATTATCCGAGTTGGTTCGTTCCGATATCGGTGCATTACATGAAAAAGTTAATTCCCATGTTCAGGACGGCCACGCTGAAAACATCAAGGCTACCGTAGCTGATCGGCGCGATGATGAACAGGCTAATCGTAGCCGTTGGGAAATCGTACTCATTGCCGCCGGTATCATCGCTTCAATCCTGATCGCTATTTTCAAATAAGGAACTTTCAAATGTCAGAAGAAAAATCACGCAGCGAAACAATGACCGAACTCTTTGACACCTGCGCCGAGCAGCTGACCGAACGTATCAAGTCCGGCTCATTCAACGACAAAGACGTCAAGGCCGCTGTTGACCTGATGAAGCTGGCCGACGTCAAAATTCCACTTGAAAAGAATAAGGCCGCTGAAGCCCTGCAGGATCAACTAACCGTTACCGACTGTGAAACCGGCGAGACTTACGACGTCACCAGGCCCCCGGATTACAGCAAAGCAGTGACTAACTGATGGTAGCTAACCTCACTAATTGGGAAGCGCTCTGGCAGGAAGAATACAAAGACAGCTTTCCCAAGTTTCTCTGGCTCTGCTGGCTGCATCTTGGCCACAGCGCACCTACGCCAATTCAGATCGACATGGCTCACTTTCTGCAGTACGGCCCACAGCGAACCTGTATCGAAGCCCTGCGCGGTGAAGGCAAGTCTTACGTCACCTGTTGCTTTGCCGCCTGGCGTCTGAAGCGTGATCCCAGCGAATCAATTATCATTGTCTCATGCTCAAAGCCAAAGGCAACCGATAACGCAAACTTCATTCACGACCTGATCTATTCAATGCCAATCCTCAAGTCATTGCGCCTGACGGTTGAGGATAAATGCGATCCCGAAAGAAATTACCGCGACTCAGTTCTGGCCTTTGATGTCAAAGGCTCAAGGCTGCAACAGGTTCCTTCCGTCTGGTGTTCCGGTATCAAAGGCTCAGTAACCGGTAAGCGCGGAAGCCTGATTATCCTTGACGACATCGAGGACCCGCAGAACGCAATCAGCATTTTACAGCGTGAGCGTATTGAATACCTCTCAACAGAATTTGAAGCCGTCGTCAAGACCGGTGAAGACACCCGTATTATTTATCTCGGCACTCCGCACAGTTCCGCGTCAATCTACTTGAAGCTCCCGGACAAGGGCTACGAGGTCAGAATCTGGCCGGCAGAAGTTCCGACCCATGACTGGATGGAAGCATTCGGCCGTCACCTCGGCCCCTGCATTCAACGGATGCTTGATAATGGCGTCGCCCCCGGTACACCAACCGAGCCACGCTTTGATGAAGCCGAACTCTTAAAACGTAAAATCGCAATGGGCGAAAGCCGGTACACTTCTCAGTACCTGCTAGACCCCAGGAAAAATGACGAGAATTACTTCCCGTTCAAACTGCGCAACCTCATTGTCATGGACGTCGATCCATACCGGGCGCCCGTTCAGGTTGTCTGGTCAAGCGACGACCGCTGCCGACTGGATCTGGACGTAATCGGTCACAAGGGCGACGCCTGCTACACCTACATGTACGCCGACCCCCGCTTTGAGCCATACGAACATATCATCATGGCTATCGACCCGTCAGGTAAAGGTAAGGACCAGACCGCAATCTGTGTTCTCGGCGTTCTCAACGGCAAGATCTACGTAATCCACCTTGAAGGTATCGACGGCGGTTTCGAGCCGGAAGTCCTCAGAAAGATTGCAAAACTCGCCTTCAAGTACCGCGTCAGCCAAATTTACACCGAATCCAATTATGGCGGTGGCATGTTCGACGACCTGTTAAAGCCGTACCTCAAGAAGTATGAGAAATTTGACTGGCAATGCGGCATCACCTCAGAGCATAACACCCAGCAGAAAGAGCAACGCATCTGCGACGTTCTTGAGCCGGTTATTTCAAACCACCGCCTGGTGATGAATAAGCAGGTCCTTCTCGATGACGAAGCGACCAAGGACTTCACCCCGTATTACACCTTCTCTTATCAGTACAGCCAAATGACCAGAGAGAAAGGCGCTGTTACCCACGACGACAAAATGGACGTCCTGGCAATGGCAGTTCGGTTCGTCCAATCATATCTGGCCACCGGGGAAGAAGAAGCCGTCGAGGATTACAATAAATCCCGCGAAGACGAAGCCTGGGAAAAAATGCTCAAAGGTATCCCAGTTGTCAACCAGGAACCAGACAACGACCCGACAACCTTCCTCAACCACAAAATCAAAATGAACCACCACGGCATGTTTAATTAATTTCTTGACATGATTCTACTCATATTGTAGCTTTTCTTCTTGTTAATTTAAAAAGGAGAAGGCCATGGCAAAGCAATTTAAAGATTTACCAATTGGGCAGAACGACTTATTGGAATATTTAGAAGGTGATTCTGATTTTTCATTTGAACTGGAAGTGTTTAAAGAATTAGTTGATAGGGGTTTCTATTGCTCTCATAATGGCACCTATGATGATCCAGCCACAAAAACTCCTCGTGAGTACGATATACGAGCCCACAAAAACATTGATAGCTATTATTTAAGGATGGCGGTTGAGTGTAAAAACTTAAAACAAAATTATCCATTGTTAGTCACATCGACTTGTCGCACTGAATATGAGTCATTGCATAATATACTTATACATTATTACTCTCAACAACCTCAATTGCTGCATGATGAAGAAAATATCATTATAACGATATCCCCATCAGAATACTACTGTTCTGGAGATTTTATAGGAAAATCCTGCGCTCAAGTAGGTCGGTTAATGAGTAATAACTCAATAAGTTCTAGCGATGCTGAGGTATACAATAAATGGTCACAAGCAATTAGCTCTGCATATGGGTTGTTGCAACAGGGTGCGACTTTGGATATGAGAAATATTGGTGGAGAAATTGTTTTAGCGGTTATTCCAATTTTGGTTGTACCCGACAATATGTTGTGGATTGTTAGATATAATGATGATGGAACTCTAAATTGCGTTCCTTTTCAAACAGATCATTGCCATTACAAAATTATGAAAAACTATTCGATTGGATATAATAATGATCAAGAAACCTACACTATTAATTGTCTTGAAATAATGACAAAGTCTGGTTTCTCTCGTTATCTTGATCGATTGTGTGACGATACAGACGATCTTTGGAGCAAAATATTTCCTCAAGGGGAAATTGAACTTAAGTTTGCACAACAAAAGGTGTGATTTCAATCGGATGCTCTCTACGGCGCTCTGTGGCGTCGAGAGGGCATATATAAGTGTCGTTTACCAACACTTATTAGAAAGAACAATATGGATCTTGAACTTGTCTCAACAGACGACCTTATAACAGAGCTTGAAAAACGAGCTGAAGCGTTGGTATTGTCTATGTATACTCCACGAGCAAACGAAATCAACATACACTATGATGCAACAAAAGGAAATTACTTCACATGCCTTGGACTATGCACCGACCTCTGTGCGCAGTTGGCAAAAAATGCGCTAGACACCATGCCATAAAAAAATAGGACGAAAATTCGAGTGGGTATTCATACGCACAACGTTTTATGTTTCCCCCCTCGTGCCTTCCATATTGCGCCAGACGCTCAGAAAACAGCCGGAAAAGAGGTAAAAAGGCACACAAAAGGCACAAGAAAACCTGCTGCAAACCATAAGAAATGTACTGATAAGGGGTTATGAAAGAGGTTGTTATACTACTACAATATAACAACCTGCATTCTCAGGGCTAAATGCCGCTACTTCAAACAAATAAATTATTTATCCATCCACGTTTGACCATCAGTTTTTTTAGATTTTCTATGGTTTTCCAAATGTTTTCATATGGATTTATTTT